AGTGGTGAACTGGTTCCTGGTGACGTTGACAACTATACCAAATCTTTTGGTCTGGTTGTTGTTCCCGTGTTCAACAAAGTTGGGATCTCTACTCACCAGAAGATCCAAGCTGTGGTGGATACGATCTTCCAACAAGGACAACCTGCAATCAGTGTTGTCAAACGATGACTATATATTTTACACATATTTGTAACAAATGAAGACTAGATCATTAAAAAATTATAGAGCATCCGTTGGTGTTGAAGCTTATGACATTGATTGGAATTGTCAAGAGGAGTTGTTAGAACTTGGAAGACTATGTGCGTCTCAGTGCATTGTTTTCTTAGAGGAAAACATCACAACAGAAAACTTATTTAATGTGATGAGTAAGTGGGGCGATCCCAGTAGAGCTTTTACTCATGAATACATTGTAAATAAAAAACTAACAGGTAGGCACTGGAGGGAAATCCTTGTAAATCTTGCTTACGTTAGTAACGCAGCTGGCAAAAATCTGAGTCAAGGAATTGCATACGTTAGTTACAAAGAAAATGAGAAAGGAAAACCAGAAGGGATGTTCCAAAATGGAGAATTAAATTGGCACAGCGATCAATGCGCTCTAGATGATGGTCAAAGAATAATCGGTCTCAAGGGTGTTAGTGATACGGAAAATAGCCAAACTCAGTTTCTCTGTACGCATGATGCTTACGAATCCTTAAGTTCTGACATGCAGAGTATGATCAAAGAACTTGTGGTGAAACATAGGTGGATTGATCATGTTATGGCTCCAGGATTGAGTGATATTCAATCATTATTAGCGCACTATAACATGGTCCCTCTTGATGGGATGGAAACTTCTTTGTATAGTGAAACTGCTTCTGGTTTGCCTGGAATTAAACTACCCACCCATTCATTTGATGGTTTTGTCGGTATGCCAAGAGAAGAAAGTAATAGAATATTGATGGAGATTGGAGGGGTAATTTTCCAAGACAAGTATGTTTACACTCATGATTGGAACGATGGTCAAGTAGTTTTTATGGATCAAGAAATTACTCTTCATAAGAGACCAACAAACATTGAATCTGGTAATAAAAGAACAATGGCCAGATCAGTATTTTATGTCAACAAACTTTATGATTCTCCAAAGTCTAAAAAAGTTGAAAAGGTAAGGTATAATGGATCTTTCTACGACATCGAAGACTTTGTTACACTTGTTGATGAAGACCGCAAACAAAGGTATTATGCAACCACTTGATGAGCTGCACACTAATCATACCAAAACTCTTGTTAATCTGACATAGTGGCTTTGTTGAGCCCCAAACATTATGGAAAAGTGGGAAGTCTACGCTGAAGGAACCTTCAATAACATGAGGGGGAACATTCACAACTGGAACCGATCATTTGATGACAAACGAAAGATCTCCCGTGACTTTTACTACGGGGTATTTGATGCAGGCAATCCCAATCCGTTGGGGTTGATCAGTGAACAAGCTCTGGAGAATCAACTCACAAAAAAGTATAGGCTAAACACCTGGGATCACTACCATTCTCCTCAATTTGTGGGTAGGATGATTGCAGAAAATGCAGACAAGTATCTGGAGGATTATGAGGCGTTCAAGAGGATCTTCCTGGTCTGCACACAACAAATCTGTGTGACTAAAAAAGAGAATGAGAACCTCTCTTTTCTCACTGCACCTGATAAAGATGATTACAAAGTTCTTGTACCCACAAACCTAAAGTACAACCATCTCGGTATCAAACTGTATCAGAGAGAAGAGGGTAAAGTAAGGTGGAAGAACTCCTATCCCGTTGATACCAACATCCTTGACATTCCTGAAGATCTGTTAGAATACGAAAAAAAGTATCTAGTATAAAAAGACTACATATTTTACACATATTTGTAACAAATGAAGACTAAATCATTGCAAAATTATAGTGCATCTGTTGGTGTTGAAGCTTATGACATTGATTGGAATTGTGCAGAAGAACTCCTAGAATTAGGGAGGTTGTGTGCTTCTCAATGTGTAGTGTTTGTGAATGAAGAAGTGCCTATAGAAACACTTTATAAAACAATGATGGAGTGGGGTGATGCTAGTAGAGCTTTCATTCATAATGCTGTCATTTCAAAACAACTTCAAGGTAGGCATTGGAGAGAAATCCTCTTAAACTTAGGTTACATCAATAGAGACATTGATGAAAAGTTTAAGGGTGCAATGAGTATGGTCAGTTATAAGAGGGATGAGAAAGATAGGCCAAAAGGTATTTTTCAAAATGGAGAATTGAATTGGCACAGCGATCAATGTGCATTTGATGATGGTCAAAGAATAATCGGCCTTAAGAGTGTTAGTGATACCGAAAATAGCCAAACTCAGTTTCTTTGTACTCACGATGGCTATGAATCTCTAAGTTCCGACATGCAGAGTATGATTAAAGAACTTGTGGTGAAACATAGGTGGATTGATCACTCATTAGCTCCTGGGTTAAATCACTCTCAAACTTTATTGATCCACTACAACTCTGTGCCCATTGATGGAATGGAAACCAAATTTTATAGAGAAACTTGTACTGGTTTGTCTGGTATAAAACTTCCTGTGAATAGCTTCGATGGATTTGTGGGAATGTCTATGGAAGAGAGTAATAAAGTGATGGAGGAGATAAACAAGTCAGTTTATAAGGAAGAATACGTTTATACACAAAATTGGAACGATGGTCAAGTAGTTTTTATGGATCAAGAAATTACTCTACATAGAAGACCAACAAACATAGAGGATGGTAACAAAAGAACTATGATGAGAGTCATTTCCTATCTCAATAAATTATTTGATAATGAACAGTCCAAGATACTTGATAAAATAAGGTATAATGGAGAATACTATGATCAAACTGATTTTCTCAAGTTAGTTGATAACGATCGAAAAAGTAGATTTTTGTTAGAAACCACTGAAATTAAATGATTTTTCCAAACGAAACTATCCTCGATCCTGATAACGGGCCTAGTGGATTTGCTACACCAGACTTTACCATGGCTGCAGTTCCCTTTACAAGTTCTGGTGAGTATGTTCTGATTGTTGATGGGAAACACCATGAGTATTGCAAAGATCGCAAGACTGCCGAGATTAAATTAGAACAACTCTGGAAGGCGACACGAAAAGGGCAGAAGGGTACTAAGACACCTGTGCAGCCAAAATCGCAAAAAAAGGCGAAAACGCCTAGTGGCCGTAAGGGATCTCAAGGGTCAAAACCCAAGGCCACCAAGGGTTCCACCACCAAACCCAAATCTAAGAGTGTGACAGTCAAGAAACCGCACACTCTTCACCCAAATCCCCTGCTTGACGCATTAAGTTAGCCATGTTGGTAAAGACTATGACTACTAAAACAAAACGGGTTTCCGTTGTTCCCCTGTCCAGTAAAGCTAAGAACCGATTCCATAACATTATGGATCAGTTCCACATGTGTACTGTAGAACAAGAAAAGGTGATTGATGGTGTACCTCACCTCTTTCTAGTTTCTATGAACAAAATGTACTGTTTTTGGGTTCCTGTCAAGGGTAACGAACACTGGAAGATTGAACGGTGACTATAGAACTCTTCCACAAAGCCCCAGACGGTTATCATTATGAACAAGAAAAAAACTTTAAGAGGAATGTTACTGCTATCTGGTTGCATCATCATCAGCGGTATGACTATAATCTCGGAAAACCTGTTAAAACCATCTGGGGATTTTACAACACCAAAACAAAACAATTCCACGCCCCAGTTAATAGTAGCACAGTGGGTAGTGTAGTACGAATTGAAAATACCAGACCATACACGGCTATGCCACTAAAACTTTCTCCTCTTGAGTCATTTTTTCATGATTAAAACTAAGAAACAACTCATCAAGTATCTAGAAAACTATCATGAATCCAGGTGTTCAGATCTTGCATCTGAAGGAAGAGATGCTGATGCTATGTCAATCTACGAAGAGATTGTTATAGATGGGGAAGACCCCGATTCATACCTTTTTATTTCTCTCCACAAAGTATTATGAAGTACAAAGTTTCTTGGAGCTCTCCTCGTCAGGGTATCCAAACCACCACTGTCGATGCACTCAATCCTTTCGCAGCTAGAGAACAGGTTGAGTCCATGTATGCACATCTTGACGGATTTAGTTTCATTTCAACCTCTCCAGTATTTGAAGAGGAAGAGTACGAAAGTTCTTATGGTTCGGAACCATCTCGCAGTGAATCTGGTGGTGGGGATGATGACTTCAGTACGGTAATCGGTGGGGCAAGTTTCTTCTTGGCTGGGTGTGCAATTCTATGGGGATTGTTCACACTTCCATCAGGTATTGCTGCTATGGCCGTCGGTGGAGCTGTTGGTTGGATTGGGTGGAAAGTTGCTTGTTGGTTGAGTGACAGAGGTTGGTGATGGATTATGTTACACCCACACATCAAGAGATTCTTGATGTTGTTCGACAATCGAACTTTATGGTATTTGTGGACAATCATAAAGTTTGTAAAACTCGAAAGTATGATGGCTATGTCATCACAAAAATAAATCATCTCAACCAATCTGGGAGGAACGAGTTTGTAATCTGTGCCGATGTTATTCAAACAAATTATACAGATTGGCAAGGTGAATTGAATCGTACTATTGCACATGAGGCTATTCATGTGTCACAGGCCTGCAAATCCAATGATGGTTACATCAGACCTCTTGGATTTAGGGATGATGTTGAGAAAGAATCTTTTGCTGTTCAAGATCAACCTAGAGAGGTTCTTCGCATCATCAAAAAGTATTGTCTTTAACTTGACAAATCCAAACAAAACATTTACACTAAAGGAGTAGTTTAACACTGAAAATGAAGTATCTCTATCTCGTTGATTATTGGGTTCCGTTTCCTTCTTCTGAGTATGGTGGCGTAGTTAGTGTCATCGCAGAGAATGATAATGAGTGTCACGATGTTCTCCTAGAATGGCGTGATGAATGTGAAGATTCTCACGATGGCCGAATCATGGAAAATGTATCCAGGTCTCTGCGATTTGCTCTGGATTCTATTCATGATGATGAGGAATCTCGCGTCGTTGATAGTTTCACCACATGATCAACTTTTGTGGAGATGAGTTCAGTACACTCTATCAAGCCGTAAGGTATTATCAAATCAATAAAACCACGACAGGTAGTAAAGAATACTGGAAATGTGATGAACTTTTGAAAAAACTTTTTCCACATTCTTCTATCAATGGTGTAGAACCAGCATTTAGAACTAATACATAAATGATAGTTGATTTGTTAAAATGACTGATTCAAACTTTTATGATCCTGAAAAAGCTCATAAACTGCATGTGCAAAAGTTAGAGACAATGAAAACTCTGATGAATAAAATTGCAGAGAATCCTGAGAGTGTAAAAGTAACTGACATAGAGAAAGCTATAAACTTTTCGAATAATACTGTGACAGGTCAATAACTGTCACAAGCCCCCTTTACAGAGGGGTTTTTTTGTGTCATCATGGCTATATGAAAAACACTCACCTAGAACATCCCGAAGATTCTGCACTCCTGGGTAAGGAATCTGTGCAGGATACTATTAACTATCTGCGTAACTGTAAGGGTTCTTGCAGTGTGAAATACGATGGTGCTCCCGCTATTGTTTTCGGAACTAATCCTGAGAATGGTAAGAAGTTTGTTGGTACTAAAAGTGTATTCAACAAGGTAAAAGTTAAGATCAATTATACTCATGCCGACATTGAAAAGAATCACGGCACGAATCCTAAAGTCGCAGCGATTCTTCATACCTGCCTATCTACGATCCCGCAGTTTGATGGGATTTATCAGTGCGATTTTATTGGTTATGG